CCGGTAAACACCGTGGTAGTACCCGCCGCAATAGACCCAGTGGACATAGCAGTTGCCATTTAATTCTCCAAAAAAAAGGGACGTAGTTACAGATGTAATCTACGCCCCTCTCAGGTTTACACAGTTGCGCTAAACGGGGTAGCTTCCACACCGGTAGCAGACGTATGGACTGCCACGCCCCAAAGACCAGTAGCGAGGTCGACAAGTTCAACTTGACTACCCAGCAAACCACCAGTCGTGGTGCCGTTCATCGTAATCGTATCCGAGGTAGCTGCCGTATCAAACGTAGCCACCGTATCAGCAGCATCTTGGTGCAAGGTAGCGAAACCAGTCATCACGTCGGTGGCATTAGCCACTTTGATGATGCCGTTACCCGTAAACGTAGTCTTCACGAAGAAGCGATACGAATTACCCGTGCCAGTGGCAGCGGGAAGGGTAGCGGTAATACCAGCCGCACGATCAAGGACGATTGCGCGGTTAGCATGGTCGTCCTTGTTTAACGTGACAGTAGCGGTGGTTACGCTGACCGGAAGTGCACCCGAGACGCCTTTAGGAAAGTTCGTCAGAGGCATTTACACTCCTTAGGCACCAGGCGTGCCGTAGATACCACGCGGATCAGTGATACCAACCGAGTAGCGGGCCGTAGCCTTGAACTTGGCATTTTCGGTATCGAAGTCGTTGTCCATACCAAACTCGTCACCGCGACGCTCATAGAGCTTCGGACCGTTCTTAACGGACGTACGGATGAACCAAGCATCCGAATCGGTGAGATAGTGGTTGACCACAACCTCGGGGATGATACCCATGGTTTTCAGCGCGTTCAGATCGTTGTTCGCGGTGTTAACACGCGAGGACGAACCGAGGATACGCTTAACTTCAAACTCCTGCGACGGGGTGATGATCAGGCACTTCGGACGAGCAGCAATCAGAAGACCGCGATCGTTGGTGAAGCCCTGAATATCAATGGACGCTTGTTCCAGCGCAGCTTCGGAAATATCCGCAGCCGTAGCCAGAATGTTCGACCAAGTGCCACCAGCCACGTTCGGGTGATCGCTCACACACATGGCCTTACCGTCACCGAAGGTGAAGGAGGTGTTGAAGGCACGGTTGTAGAGGTTAGCAACCACCACTTCCTTGGTTTGACGCATCGAGTACGCCAAGCCTTGGGCTTTCCGTTGACCCACGATGTCATACAGGTCGTCTTCCATCATCTCACGAGTGATGACAAAGCCGAGCGCGTACACGACGTGGTTGTAACGGGTGATGAAGCCTTGACGCTCGCTATCATAGGTGATAGGAGAGCCTTCAGGCTTAACGATTGCCAGACCGAAGCTGGAAACACCGACGTCTTCCTCGAAGGCGCGACGCGACGTATCCTTATCAACGAGCTTGTCCCATTCAACCGGGTACTCGGCATACTCCTTACCGTACCACGTATTGATACCGGGCCAGAGTGCCTTAGCAAAAGAACTAGAATTAATTACCGACATTATTTACTCCTTAGACGCCAGCAAGACCAGCCGCATTAAACGCATGCGTATTAATACGAACAAGAATTTCAGCAGGACGCGAGGTAGAGGTCTCATCGCTGTCAGGCGAAGCGGTGATACCCATCACTTGTAACGGGAGGGTAGCCGTAGTAGCCACCGTGGAACTGTCAACAGACATGTCACCGTTGTACGGAACAGTCGAAGAAGCAGTGCCAAGGTTGATAGCCACGTTCAGACCCACAGAGGCCGCAGCCACAACACCGCCAACGGCGTCTTGCGGACCAGCGAACAGGATATCCGGCGAATCAGCCACGAGCGCAATGCGCCGCGTAGAAGCCGCACGGTAGTTACCAGCGTTAAGGTTCGTGTAATCAACTTCAAAACCGACAACCACACCCACGATGGGAACAGCGGTACCAGAGCCGATGCGTTCCACAGCGGGATACACACCAAAACCCTGCGCGTCCACAAGGGCGGCATTGTCAGACAATTGGACGAAGTCACCAACGTTGGTCACCGCAGTGTCAGAAGCGCTAATCATGTAGCGGTTAATCTGACCATTATACGGGGAGCCATTCAGGTGCTTCACGGGGCGAAACCCCTTAAGAACGGATGCCATAGAAAATCTCCATGTTAATTTAGATTCCTAATGGCAGTTATGTTATTTACGAGCGGGAGATATCCAGCTTTCCATAATTGCCATCAAGAGCTTTTTCTCGGGTGGCGTCCTCAGTCGCTTTCACATGCGCAGCCTTGGCGGCTTGATCTTCTGCATACCAGTCTTCACGGATGCGCATAAGAACAGCTTTATCACCTAAGCCAACGCTCGCCACCACGGCAGAGCCTTGGTTGGACGGAGTGCTGAGACGAGAATCACCGATAGTAATGCCTTTGGAATTAACGATTTCATAACCGCTCTGTTCCATCAGCGCGACACGGTCACCCATGTCATTTACAAATCTATAGACGTAACCGGGCTCTTTACCGGAAACGGTCAAAACGTTACGCCGACCAAGAACTTGTCGACGAACACGGCGCTCTGGCGCCTTAGCAATAGCTTCTTTCTGGGTCATTATGAAACTCCTTTAACAGACTTGAGTTGGTCAATGTATTCCTTTTCGGTCATTACCTTCTGGTCTACAAGTCTACGCATCACTCGACGCTCTTCCGCGGTGAGTTGAAACTCATCCACTTTGCTCGCACCCTTGGGTTGAGTACCTTCCACTGTGCCAGCTTCGCGGCGACGGGGGTTCTCAAACTTGTGTGCAAATTCTTTCTTGATTTGGCGTTCAACTTCCGTGAGGATGTCAACCGGCGACATACCATCAGCGGCAAGCTTGTTACCGAGGGCGTCAGCAGCACCACGCATAGCAACGTTGCTGTCATACCACCCATTCTTTTCTTTCCACGCAGCGAATACGGGGTTGACAACATCAACCTGTACAGGCGGAGGCACTGCGCGTTGTTGTTCGCGAACAGCGTCGATGGCTTCATCAATCTCCACAACCTGTGCCGCATCACCTTCAATCAAAGCTTCTTTCTTTTGTCGCTTCAGATCTTCCAGTGCGCGTTTGTATTCCGTTTCTTTCACCTTAGCGTGAAAGCGGGCTAACTCATCGTAAGCCTTCTTGACTTCTTTGATCTCGCGGTTTTGAGTGTCAATCTTCTTAAACAGCTCACCACGGTCAACGAATTCTTTTGCGGTCCGCCAATCAGCGGGATCACCGTCCCATTCATCTTGAGGGCGCCAACCTTGGTCGATCGCCTTTAATTCGATTTCGGTGAATTGGGGTTTGCCTTCCTCAGGCTTCTGCACTTCATCAGACATCTAGGAGTCCTTTACTTTAAGAGAGCAATCACGTCTTCATCATTGAGAAGAACGTATTTAATGTTAGTTTCCGGGTCTTCAATGGTCTTCCCACCATAACGAGCAAATACCACCTTGTCGCCAATTTGGAGTGGATTCTCAGAGCCAAAGTCTTTGAAGACCGTGGGACCGAAGTCCAGCACCTCACCGGTGTCGATTGCCATTTGTTCGCGTTGCCGTTCATTGGAAAACTCGAATGCGATGCCAGCAGCGCGGGCAGCCGCGAACACTTTATCTTTCGATTCAAGCGTGTCCGGTTTCACAAGGATACGGTGTAAAATAGGTTTGATGATCATTAAGTCTCCTTAAATGTCCGTGTCTAAGACATCTAACAGGGCTTGAATAGCCCCGGCCTTGTAGGCCAAATTACGGGGGTCACCATCAACGGCACCCGCCACTACTTCGTTCTTAAGCCCTTCTACGCGCCTTGCAAGCTCGTTGAACAGCTCTTTGGTAACAGGATGGGATTTCCAGTCCAGTACCTCTTCTCGATGTAACATTACTTCTTATCTCCTTTGGATGGCTTTGCTTTAGCCTGGGTCTTCATTTGCTGCACCTTGGCAGCACTCTGCTCATTACTTTGCTTGAGCTTAGCTTGGTGGCCTTCACCACCTTGTCGCATCTGCTGGCGATGAGCGTCTTCCGTATGACGCAGGTTCTGGTCATGGGACTGCTGCTGTTGCTGCATACCCTGAGCTTCCTGAGCCATGAAGATACGTTGCTTGTGAACTTCAGCTGCCGATTCGATTTGAGCCATTTCCATTTCATGCTGCATCTCTTGCGCATGCTGTTGCTCTTCCATCGCCAGTTCTTGTTCCTTGCTACGGGATTCAAGTTCCATCTTCTGTTGCGTCTCTTGAGCTTTCATAGCCACCTTCTGCTGTTCCATCTGACCCTTCATTTGCATTTCCATCATCTTGGGATCAGGCGGCGGTTGCCACGCACCCGACTGCAACACTTCAGGCGAGAACAGTTTCTCACGGTTGGGCTGTTCTTGGGCTTCCAAGACACGGTTAACAACTTCAACGGGGTTGAGCATACCGGGGAACATGGGAGCAAGTTCCACCAGTCCTTGAGCCTTCATGAGCTTCTCTGCTTGAGAGACAGCCGTAGGATCAGCACCCGGATAGATGTTGTGGTTTTTCTTGTCAAAGTCATCAGGACCCACAATCATGTCAACGACGTCAACATAGTTGTTGGGGTTCAGATAAATAGCATTGAGGCGGTAGAGCTTCTTAAACTCTTCGCTCAGAGCACGATAGATGCGCTTGTAAACGGCCGTAAACACCTTCATGCCTTGTTCCACCGTAGCCATCGTAGTGGTGGCTGGGGTGTTCTGTCCGGGCATCTTACCGGTGAAGATTTCAGCCACAGAGGCTAATTCCTTACCAGAGGTGACCAGAGCAGTCATAAGGTCGAGAAGAACGTTGGAGGGCTGCTGTACAGGCAGCGGAACAATTTGCTTCTTAAGGTCGTCGCCAGTGGCGTTTACGAGTTTCCACTCTCCGGGTCGGAAAGCTTGCTCTCCTGCTCGGAGGCGAAGTCCCTTCCCAATGAAGCCAGATTGCAAACTAGCCAAATGCCCAGCATCAATGAGCTGGTTAATGAGAGTATTAACAGACTCATTGAGGGGACCAAGGAGTACGCCAAATCCGATATCATAGAAGCTGCCATCAGGATTAGGAACAAAACCGAATTTGGTATAGTATTCCACGGCTTCGATTTTAAGAAGTTTTCCATCGTCATCAGTGTAAATTGTTTCTTCATCATACCGCGCAACAATACGCATCACTTCACCAGTGACACGATGGAACGTCACCACATAGGGTTCACGATAACCATCATCATCAAGGTCGAGGTAGCAATGCTGCTCGATAAATACATAAGGGGTAGCCTCATCCAGCTGGGGAGGATTGACAGCCCCTTCAGGAATCGTGGGGCTACCCAGATCAGTGTCTAACCACACTCCAGACTGCACACGCTCACGATATTTCCGTTCACTCATTTCCATGATTTCGGAGATACGTTCAGCGTCACACAGGCTGGAGGTCCAGTAATCGACAATGAGGTTAGAGGGAAGCACCAGCTTAGAACAATTTTGTTCCTTAATGGGGTCCCAATAGGTTTTCTTGAACATCGTGCCGATGACAGGCAGCATGATGAGCAGCTTGTCCATGTCCTCTTCCCAGCCATCCATCTCATTCATGAGTTGGTAGGACATGTAGATGGACACAGCTTCTGCCATGCGAGTCTTCTGGCCGTCGTCGTCTTTTCCAATGATGCGGGCCTTTACAACCCGACCGTCAGCAGGCACCAGAGCCGGATAGGCCCTAGCAGCAAACTGCATAGCAGCAGTGGACAGGAGAGGGTATTTGACGTTACTAGCACCAACCCAAGGGTAGGTTTTAGTTTCCATGCATTGCTTAGCGAGCTTCAGCCACTCGGTGCATTGCATCTGCCAGTCTTTACAAGACAGGATGTCTTGTTCAAAACCGCGTTTGGCGTCAGTACCAATCTTCCTCAGTTTATCCTTGTCAAGGTTCTTAGCGATGTTGACGGATGCTAAGAGAGCACTTAACTTTTCTTCTTTTTTAGCCATTATGGTCCTTAGTAGCCTGTAACCGCTGATCTACCCTGGTGGTTGATACCACTAGCTTCCAGTTCGTCTGCGTACGCTTCTTCGTCAAGTTCATGTGCCGTGGGAGCCTCAATGAGGAGGTCCAACATCAAACCGAGGTATGCGAAAGCATCCACTTGGTCATCATGTTTACCACGGGGGAATGTCAAGCATTCCTGTTCGAAATGGAAGAACCAGTCTTCTTCTTTCGAGAACTTCACACTGTGAGCGCGCATACGAGCTTGAATAGAACGAGCACGAGTAATTTTGTCAGTTTTGTGTGGCTTAAGCTTGTACAGAGACAACCATGTGTTATTCTCTCTCATGGCCTCATTTAAGAACGGCCCGATAGATTTGGACACCTGCATCTCCTCAATACCCACCGCTACAGGGTTAAAGGTACGTTGGAGAGAGATGAGCGTGTCAACAATGTCACGACCATCCAGCCTGTCTCTAATCACATGTTTCACATGAATCATGCGATCTTCATCAACCCCAGCAACGACAAAAACGCTGTAGTCAGCTCGTTCTTCTTCAGAAATAGCCAAGTCTACAGCGATGTAATAGTTTAAATGTTTCTTGTGGTCTTCTTCGGTAATTGCCAAGAAGTCACCACGCTTGAAGAACGACACCGATTCATCAATAGGGTAGTTGAGATATTCACGAGAGTAGGTGTCGGTAGTACCGGTACGCCTAGCCTCTTCATATTCTTCCCTAAAGAAGTTGGGATCTTTCTTCTCCGGCCACAAAAGCTTCGCAAAGTTTTTGTCGTGGGCCCGGTATTTAACAGCCTTCCATTTACTTTTCCGTGTAGACCACTGTTTCAAATCAGTGCTCACGGTGAACTTATCTGCAGGATTAGGCATGAGGTTTTCCAACAAGCTGTCGCTATGGAGGATAGTACCTACGATGCGGATAATACCGTGGTCAGATAGGGAAGGTTCAACAGCGCCTTTAAACCAGTTGCGCAGCTTGTCACGACGTTCCTTGTTCATCACCAGTTCGTCGTTTTCCATGTCATCACAGATGATGATGTCAGGACGAGTGCCGTCCCAGAGACGACCCCGCACCTTCTGTTCAGCACCCTTAGCCATCACACGGAAGCGGTGGCCATCTTTGAAGCGCACAATGATGTCAGTGGAAGAGTCTTTATCAAACTGCACTTCACCCTTGTCATTCTTGTGGAGTTCGAACAGGGACACGAGTTCGTCGTTGTCCTTCAGCTCCTGAGTGAACATCCCCAAGAACTGAATTGCCTGTTCCTCCGTGTCGGAGATAATCATCATGTACTTCCGCTCCCGAAACAGGAGCGTGGACAATCCATATCCCAGAGTGATTGCAGTGGATTTCGCGTGTCCACGCGGAGCCGCAATAGCTACAAATCGGTTTTCCGAGGTGCAAAGGTCCCAACATTCTTTATGAAAAGGAGGAGAAGCAGCTGCTGCGTCAAAGCGAGACGCAAGCACAGCGCCTACAAATCCTTCAACGACATCAGCTGTAACTCTCATTTGTTTTTCCTGTAAAATCTACTTCCGAACACCCTCACTCCCAACCAGTATGCCCACGGGAGAAGAATATATCCCTTCGAGGCAATACACTGTCGGAGTCGTTTGTCGGCTTCCCATCGAGACATGTCGGTGAGTTGATAATGGTAGTCGTGTTCGGCGCAGCAGTCAGCACCGAAGTCAAAATCCGGGACAGCTGTACAGCCGTCGTACTTGACCCCTTTGTTGAATCCATCACGAATAAGGGCCCACTGCTCGGAAAGCGTGAGCTTCTTGTCATTCACTTCTTGCGTTCCCGCTTAGAGGTTTGACTTTTAAGGCTTCCGTCAGCATTTCTCGAAAAACTTCGATTTTGTCCTGCCGAGACCACCCGAGTGTTACTCCCCTTATTAGAGCCACCTTTGCTAAGAGGGACAACGTGGTCGACGTCTTTACCGTCTCCCTTGCGAACTGCTCCTCGATCCATCGCATCTTTTCGTGCTGCATTGCGCTCCGCCCTTTGTTTAACCCGATCAGGTTTCTTCTTGTGTTCCCAGGCGAGTTCCTTCTTATAGTCCCTCTTCCCATTGGTCATAAACGGCATTGTTTATTCCTCATCCTGAATGACATCTTCATCCAGTTCTTTCATCGTAATGTCGATTGTGCGACGTTTGTTTATGTTGTTCTCAATACTACGGGTTGCCATTTCAGCAAACCGTTCAGCCAGCTTGGTGAGCTTGTCTTCATCCTTTTCGTCCGTAGACTTGTCTTCCACAGTGGCTTTCTCAATAGCAGGTTTCCTGTCCATGAGGTCAACAGCCACCTTGTGAGCGTCTTTCAGAGACACAGGTTTGTAAACAATTTCACCAGTTTTCTGGTTGAGAATAGGGTCGCCCGTTTCAAGCCGTTGAGCCACAATGGTTTGACTGGCCTCAATCAATTGCTTCATACGGGCGGAAAGTTGTACTTTCTCCGAGAGCCTAATGTCCTCGACTACTTCGTCCCACCAGGACGAGGCTTTCCAGACACGTAAAGTGATCTCGGGGATATTGAGGAGCCTGGACGTAAGAGCGAGGTTTCCGAGAGTAAGCCAAGTGGAGACAGCCTCAAGCTTCTGGTTGTCACTCCATCGGGGCTTAGAGCCCTCTTTTGCAGTGATGGCTCGCCTCTTAATTTTTGCTTTCTTTTCACGGTTGTGGTCGCTTAACGCCATGTTCTCCTCACGTAATTTTTACTTTTTTAGCTTCAGATGCCTTAATCATCCCACCATGACCTTCGTGGTCTACGATGGCGGCATTACCCTCAAAGGGCACCCAACAGGCGTCAATGACTCGTCCTTCGAACAACACCGTGGCTTTATTCCACTGTGCAATGTCGACAGGAAGCAGTCCGTCCACCATATCAAGCATGTATTCTGAGCACTGTTCGTCCTCATAAAGGACTGCGGAAACACCCTTACCAACCCAAATGAAGTCGGCCAGAGCTGGCCCAATGGACAGCGATAGACACACGGATAACAGCAATTTCTTAAACACGGGTATTCTCCTTATAGCGAGGGGTGCAT